ATCGTCCCGATCATCGGAGGTAATTGATCATGGCTAACAAAATCAGCTTTCCCCACGGTAATGACTGGGGTGTCATCGGACCCGACGGCGACTATAAACTGCCCGTTGCTTCCGTTTTGGGGCACCGATTTCAGCTCGTCGATGGCAAAGTGGTCGATCGTTATGACGGTGTATCTGATGACGAAGTAAAAAAGATCGACGAAGAGCGTACTCAGCAAAAGCAAGCTGACGAACTCCAGGCCGCACGCGATGCCCTGGTTATTCAGGTCAAAATGGAAGCTGGCCAAAGGATCGCCAATTTGAACTGGAAAGTTGATCGCGCCCGCGAACGCGACGCTCTCAACGGAACAGACTCCTTGCAAGTGGTCTATGCCGAGCGTGAGGCCATTCGAACGGCGAGCAGTGAAGCTGAAACGGCCATTGCTGAGCTCGCATCCTTTGATGAAATCAGGGCCTTCACCTGGTGATTTACTGATCCACCGTAACCGTCATCTCAACGTCCACTGGCTTCAGCCAGTTTTTTTATGTCTGAAACGAGGCCGTTATGCCTGATCCATCTCTCAGCCAAGCCATCAAGGAAGCCTATGCGGCTGCACCGTCGGACATGGTGATCCTGCATACGTTGGAACTGCGTCATCCGGCATTTAAAGATGATGAAGGTCTGCCAACAGCCATCCGCGTCGTTCGTGATCATGTGGATTTAACGGCACGGCTGGAACCCGGTGCGCCGTTGGATGGCGGTGTCATGGTGACGTTCGTGGCACTGGCCTTTGATTTGTCTTTGCCACCCATCGACACCGCACCGGTGCCGGAGATCACCGTGACACTGGATAACGTGTCTCGTGAGATCGTTCGGCATTTAGATGCGGCGGTGGCGACGCAAGATCGAATTGAGGTGACGTACCGACCTTACCTTTCGACAGATAAGGAGGGGCCTCAAATGGATCCACCTATCACCTTGGTGTTGACCGAGGTAGAGGCAAATGCCCTTCAGGTCGTCGGGCGTGCGCGGATGCTTGATGTCGGGAATAAAGCATTCCCATCAGAGACCTATACGGCCTCCCGGTTTCCAGGCTTGGCGAGATAAATCATGCATTGGGCAGAAACATATATTGGCATTCCCTGGTCAGCGACGGGGGAAGGGCCGGAGACATATCATTGCTGGGCCTTTGTTCGCCATATCCAGAAGAAGCACTTTGGTCGGACACTGCCGGGCATTCCGAACCCCGAAGATGTTCTCGCTATTGCACGGGGGTTCAGGGATCACCCTGAACGACAGCGTTGGGAATTGGTTGAGAAGCCAGCAGCGGGCGATTGCGCCCTTATGCGTCAAGCTCGTTACCCCATTCACGTTGGCGTTTGGCTTGATGTCGATGGTGGCGGAATTTTGCACTGTTCACAGGAAGCCGGTGTGGCGTTTCAATCCTTAAATTCTTTGTCTTTGAACGGCTGGTCCGTAGAAGGCTTTTATAGGTTTGCCGGATAATGCTCGCTTGTGTCGTCATGATGAATAACCCGTTTCAACCGGAGCGAGGGCGAGAAGTGTTGCCCGTAGCACAGTCAGTTTCTGTGCGTGTGTGGCTTGATGGCGCGGGTATTGATGAATTCTCCCGCCCAACGATCTGCCTGCATAATGGACAGGCTTTATTGCGGGCCGATTGGAATTCCACCCTTATCAACGACGGGGATGTGGTCACCTTTGTTGCTCTGCCCCATGGCGGTGGTGGCGGTGGCGGAGGGGGAAAGAACCCGCTGACGACGGTTCTTTCCATTGCCTTGATGGTTGTTGCACCCGCTTTGGGCGGAGCGCTTGCGGGATCGATGGGTCTGACCGGCAGTCTATTCGCCGGGACCGCCTTCGAGATTGGCTGGGGCACGATCATGGGCGGCGTTGTGTCTTTGGCCGGGGCAGCCCTGATTAGTGCTGTCATTCCTTCACCGAGGCCCTCCGTTCCGAGCATGAGTTTCAGTGCCGTTGGGTCGTCACCCGCGCCAAGCCCGACCTATTCGTTATCGGCACAGGGCAATGAGGCAAGGTTGGGGCAACCGATCCCCGTCCTCTATGGGCGGCATTTGATTTATCCAGATCTGGCAACCCAGCCATATCAGGAGTTTGTGAACAATGAACAATACCTGTTTCAGCTCCATGTAATTGGCCAGGGCGAATATGACCTGGAGCAGGTCCGCATTGAGGACACGCCGTTGTCTTCGTTTGAAGAAGTTGAAACCGAGGTCGTTGGTCCCGGTGGCAGTGTCACCTTGTTTGAAACCGACGTCATCACGGCCCCTGAAGTGGCAGGGCAGGAATTGTTAAGTGTTGCAGATGGTGGAGCCTGGATTGGCCCCTTCACCGCAAACCCCGCCGAAACCATGGTGAGCCATCTCGGCATTGATGTGGTTTTCCCCCGTGGTCTTTATTACGCCAATGACGCCGGTGGCTTGGAAAGCCGCACCATCCAATGGGAGATACAAACACGTTCTATTGATGATCAAGGCGTTGCCATTGGAGCTTGGATTACTCTGGGCTCCGAGACATATTCTGATGCGACCAATACAGCCCAAAGGCAAAGTTATAAATACGCCGTTACACCCGGGCGTTATGAAGTCCAGTTGCAACGCCTTGATACCAAGGATGCATCCTCACGCGCCGGTCATGAAATTCGCTGGGGCGGCCTTCGCTCCTATCTAGACGGCACCCCTGATTTTGGCGATCTGACGATTTTGGCCGTGAAGATGCGGGCCACCGATAATCTATCACAACGATCAGCGCGTATGATCAACTGCATCGTGACACGCAGGCTGCCTGTTTGGGACAATACAAGTGGCTGGAGCGCCCCCGTTCCAACCCGGTCAATCGCGTGGGCTTTTGCCGATGCCTGTCGTGCCCAATATGGAGCAAAACTAACCGACGACCGCATTGACCTGAATGCCCTCCGGACACTGGATCAAACATGGGCATCCCGGGGCGATGAGTTTAACGGCATCTTTGATAGTTCCATGACGGTGTGGGAGGCGTTGAACCGCATCGCTCGCTGTGGCCGTGCTGTGCCAGTTTTACAAGGTGGCGTGGTGCGGTTGTTTCGTGATGCGTCTCAGACCTTGCCCATTGCCATGTTTGGTCCGCGCAATATCGTCAAAGGGTCGTTCAAGATCCAATACATTATGCCAGGGGAAGAGACGGCAGATGCGGTGACCGTTACATTCTTTAATTCTCGCACATGGAAGCCCGATGAGGTGACCAGCAGTCTGCCTGACAGTGCGGCAGAGCAACCTGCAAAGGTCGCATTGTTCGGTTGCACCGATGCGCTGCAGGCCAAGCGCGAAGGCCTCTACATGGCTGCCGACAACCGCTATCGGCGGAAGTTGGTGTCTTGGTCAACGGAACTCGAAGGCATGATCCCGACCTATGGTGATCTGGTTGCCGTCACACATGACATGCCCCATTGGGGGCAAGGTGGGGAAGTGGTGGCCTGGGATGATCAGGCGCAGGTTCTAACCGTTTCTGAGCCGCTGATGTGGGAGACGGGCGTTGGGCACTACATTGCGCTCCGCCGTCGCGATGGTTCTTTGGCAGGGCCATTTGGGGCCGAACTCGTCGGAGAAAATGACCGCCTCGTTCATGTCTTAGAGCCATTGGATTTTACGCCATACACCGACACGTCCGAGGAACGGACTCATTTTGCCTTTGGTGTGGGCGACACCTGGGGCGCGAAGGCGCGTGTCATTGCCGTAAAGCCTCGTGGCGAAAATGTTGAAATCACCGCAGTCGCAGAAGACGCCCGTGTCCATCAGGCGGACCTCGCCGCCTAAGCCAACATCTAAAATTAAGGAACCAGAAAAATGAACCGACCTTCATTGGAGGACGGGCATGTCCGCATGCCTGAAGATGAGTTTGAAGAACTCATGGAATTGGCCGCCGAGCGGGGTGCAAAGCGCGCCCTTGCCAATGTCGGCTTGATTGATGAACACGCCGCCAACGACATCCGGGATCTCCGGTCTCTGCTGGGTGCGTTTCGTATGGCCAAGCACACAGCTTGGTCCACTGTCATCAGGCTGGTCACGACGGGATTGCTTCTCGCCCTCATGGCTGGCGTAGCCATTAAGCTAAAATTGTTCGGAGGTATTCAGTGATGCCGAAGTTTTCTGAAAAATCACTCGCCAAGCTCGCCACCTGTCACCCGCTCTTGCAGCGGGTTTTTCATGAAGTGGTTCTGAATTTCGATTGCACCGTTCTTGAAGGACATCGGAATAAGCCCCGTCAAAACCAAATGGTGGATGAAGGGAAAAGTCAGGTCCGCTGGCCGGATGGAAAGCATAACACCGTACCGTCATGTGCGGTTGATGTGACGCCATATCCTATCGTCTGGGATGATCGGGAGCGCCAGACGTTGTTTG